TTTTTTATCTAATTTTTCTTCCTCACTCGTATGAAGTTCATCGACAACTTTTGAAATGGTTGCTAAGGCTCCGCCTTTTCCACCGCCAAGTAAACCGCCGAGTAGATTAAGCACTATGCTGCTCCGCCTGTCATCCAGCTAATTACCCAAATGACCACGATAGCTACAATAGCCGCCTTGATCCAATCCTTCATTTTCCAATCCGACCATTCTTTAATATGGCCCCATAGATCTTTTAATAGGTTCATAAAACCTCCTTTGTTAAGTTGGGGATTATACTATTTTACGCCTTTGAAAGCTACCTTTTTAATCTGAGCATTACTTGTCTGCCCTTTTGGTCCACTTCCTTTGTTCTTTTTGTAAACAAAAGGAGAATACACAACGGCTGCATCTGATACAGCAATCGTGTTTGGAAACGGATTTTTTTGAGGTACTTCCGTCATTTTTGCATTTTTAAATTTCATTTTCTTGCCTTTCCATAACCACGTTTAGCTAGTCTACCTGCTAAACCGCCTTTGTTCATGCCCATGTATTTTTTCATGTCACCAACTGTTGTCTTTCCTGACATTATGTCTTTTTGATTCTCTAACAAAAATTTATCCATTTTTTTATTAGTAGGATCTTTCTCTAATCTATCAAGTTCCTCAGCCATTGTTTCTTTCTTCTTCTTCTTCTTCGGCTTCTTCTTCTTTTTAGCTAAGTTTTTAGCTACTTTTTTACCGAGCAATAATGCTGCTCTTCCTATAAGTGGTAAGACCATAATTACCTCCTTGCCTTTCCGTAACCACGTTTAGCTAATCTACCCGCTACTTTTTTACCATCATCAGAAACTATTGAAGCTCCTGCTGGTCCTATACTTCTACCCGTGACTTTGCCACCTTTTCTTTTTTTAATAACTCCTCTGCCCATAAGAATATCTTTTTGTGTAACTTTGCCATCACCACTCAGGTCAGGAAATTTTTTCACTGAACCGCCTTTTGCGACTTCTAAAAATTCAGGAACCATTTTAAAATGCGGAGTTCCAGGTATATCTTCTATTTTAAAAGGTTTTGAGGGTTTAGTTTTTTGGGCTGCATCTTTTCCTCCCGTCTTTTTTTTGGGTGGGGTAGGGAATTTTTTGTCCTTTGGTTTCGATTTACCCAGGCTAGGAGGATCAAGTGGTCTTAGACCTTTAGATTTCTTTTTTCGTTTTTGTTTTTCTTTAGCTGCCTTCTTTTGCTTTTTTCTAGTAGGCGGCGTGTTTTTTAGTTCAATTACAATAGGCATAATAGTTAATGTATAGTGGGTTTTAACAGATTTAGCAAGTCTCTTCCGTTGTGATCCATAATATTATTATATTCCTGCTCAGATAGATTGTTATGATACAACATTTTAGCCACAGCCATCATTGCACCTGCTAAAAGTATCTGTTCTTCTTGACTTGTTACGCCTGTATCAGCAAAAGTTACCAATTCGTTAAAATATTCTTGTAATTTATCTGTCGCGGTTAGTATTTTGTCCATTTTGTTTTTCTAAATTAACATTTGCACGTAATTGTGCAATATCTTCGTTAGATTGTATCTTTTCTTTTGTTAAATCCTCGGTTTGTTGCATTTTTTGCATGTCAATATCAATTCTAGCGGCATCATTTTGTGCTTTTCGTTGAACATCTTGCGCTTTTATCTGTAATTCTTGTTGTTTTAGTCCAACAAGGGGGTCTTGTCCTTGACCTTCCATGGATTGTTGCTCTTCAATAAACATTTCTTCAATAAATTCTGTTGCTTTTAAAGAAATTTGACGTTCCATTTCTTCTTGAAACTGTGCTTGAAGATCTGGTGGTAATTTACCACCAAATTTTTGTGTTTCTTCTTGTATTTGTTGTGCATTTTCCATTTCTATCATCTGTCTTGCTAGTAAAGAAACGTGTTCCATGACGTGTGCTTGTAGTAAAACACTTGCTTGAGGATTACCACGCACTAAAATTGATGACATGAACGTTCGGTGAGCATCAATATGCGCTTGATGTTCTTGATTTCTAAATGCAAGAAGTTTTTTTCCAAGTAAAGAATCAGAATTTTCTAAAGCAGGATCTTTTGGTCTAGGTGTATCAGGAGGTGGTAATATAGCGTCAATATCTTTTACACCGAGTGATTGATACATTCTTTTATAAGCTTCATAAATGTTGTGAGATTTAGGATCAGACTGTGCCATTTGTAATTGTGTTTGTGCCAACGTAACACGTTGAGACATAGAAAAAATATTAGGGTCAGACACAGGCATAATATCAACACGATTATCAAAGTCACTTGATTTAATACTTGGCACCGCATTGTCACCAACGTCATAAGGATACCTTTGAGGTAAAAAGTCTCTAAATACTTTTGCTAATAAATTAAATTCTGTTTTTTGTGCATAGTGTAATCTTTTATGAATTGCACTCATGACTCTTGACCCTCTTTCAATCAATGCCATGGTCGTTCCAACAGGTGCATTTGCTGCTACACTGTCACCAATTTTTTGATCAGCGATGGTAGCAAAACGTTGTCCTGCTTGTACAACAAAACCTAATAATTGAAATAAAGTTTGATCCGCACCTTTGTACGGTAGTGGCATTAATCCTGCACGTAAGTCTCCACTTGGTGCATCAACATCTCTAAACTCACCTGGTTGTATTGGGCTATCATCATCTGCAATACGAAGTCCTCTAGCTTTAAATCCTGCTGGTAAGTTTGCTAGTGTGCCTGCATCTAATAATTGTCTAAGAGCAGCTGTGGCTGTTCTTGATAAACCACCAAGCATGTGTATTAAACCATAGCCATAAAAACCAAGACCAGGTAAAAATTTGTAATGAACAAAATATTGTTTTTTCTTTTTTAACGAATCTTCTTCATCATAGTTTCTATATACCGATAATACGTTTCCTGACCCCTCATCTATCGTAACAATGTATGGGAGTTTAATACCATCAGGATCTTCAAAACTTGGTAAGTCTAAATCAACGTGTATTTCTAATAAGGTATACTGATCATTCTTATATCCATTACCTGTCTCTCTAACACCGTCTAATTTGTTTACCTCTGCTTGAATGTTATTTGTTTCTGGATCTTCAAACTCTTGTAAGTCTACGTCACGATAAAAACCCTGCACTTGTAATTTTCTAATATCATTTTCTGTTCTTTTTAAAACGTGTGTAACACGATCAGCTGTCGCTAAATCAGTTGCCGTGTAGGGTACAACCAAATCTTCACTTGGAATAAATTTTGATACCGCTCTACCCATAGTAGAATCATAATAAATTTTTTTAAAGCTTGAACCTGATAGGGGTAAGTAGAAAAGCATTTGGTCTAAGTCAGGATCAAAGTCTTCCATAACATGCATGATTTGATAGTTCATGAAGTCTTGCACTCGTTGTGCTTGTTGTTCTCTTTGTGGATCCGCTTTACCAATAATTTGTGTTCTTACAGGACCATTTGCTGGTAGTAATTCTTTGTAGGCTTGTGCTTGAAACTGTGTAACTGTTTCTGAAAGTAGTGGGTGTGTAACGCCGCTTGCTCCTTGAAATGGTTGTGATCTATCTTCATACTTGAAGCCAAGAAGTTTTAACCCTTTTGCATAGGCATCATACCACTCATCTCTTGATGAATGATCTTCTTTGTAATCACCAATCAAATCAGATGAGATGTTTTGTAGATCTTTTTCATCCATAAACTCAGCCAAGTTTGAGTCAAAACCAACATCCATGGGTTCCTCAAGAGGATTGACTAACGCGCCACCGTCCTCGGTCATCTCAATATTTTCTACTGTTAGTGACTCTTCTGGTGTTTCTACTGTAATTGATTGTTCTTCAATCTCTGTTGGTTCTCCCGTAATTTTTCTATCAACTGCCATTTATACCTCAAATATATCAATATGCTCAACAAGTCCACCTTGCGCTTTATGTGTCTTGTATGGTTCTAGCATTTCAGGAGTAATTTTAATAGCAAAAACTGGCTCCATGCTCGCTTTGTTAGGGACTGTTATTGTCTCCACCTTGTAGTTTGGATTAGTAATAAGTAATTCTCTTGCTTGATCGCCGTTTGTTAACGTTGCCACCATGTTATCATTTTGATCTGTAATTTTAAAATAGGCTGAGCCTTCACCGCTTTTCACCTGTACAGGCATTGTAATTATTTCAGAATTATTACTTTGTGCTTGTTTCTTCAAAATCTTTTCTAGCGTAGAGGTGTAATGTTTTCCTTTTTCATCCACACTGTTAGGCCCACCGTAAAACTCATCCATACCAATACCTTTGTATTTTGACTCAACAAATCTGCCTTGTCGTTTAAATGTTGCAATACGAGATGCCTTTTCAAGGTCTCTTACATCTTTTGGTGTTGCGGCATTCCCCTCAAATTTATATCTATCAATAACATAGTCTGACGGCGAAACTGCATAATACTCCGAAGCGTCTGCCTCTTTCAACACAAACTTTCTGTATGCGAGCTCGTATAAATCTTTTTTAATTAAAGCATCCGCCCACTCGTCTCTGTTCTTAAATGGTAGATCAGGGAACAATCCGTCCATTGCCGATGAATCAATTTCTATAATTTCTTTTAGCATGTTGTCTAAATTTTCATTTAACAAACCAGAGAGCCTTGATAAGTCGGCATCGCTTACCTCTCTTGTTTCAATATACTTGTTAACAATTGCATCCACTTCTTCATCTAATTTTGCGACACGATCCGCTATTGTCTTTACTTCCGCCTCTGTCTTCTTCAATGGTCTAAAAACAGATTTATTTTTTTCATAAAAATTTATGGTAGCTTCTGCTAGTCGGTTAAGACCTTGTAAGTTTGTTTCTCCTGCTCCCTCTTCTTGTATCTTACGAAGGGCCGCGGCCAGTTGTTGTTTACGCCCTGCTGCTGCTTGTAATAAATCCGATTGTATTTCATCGGCAAACGTCACACGGACCACGCCGCTCGGATCAACGGCAGATGCTTTTGTTAATTGTTCTTGTAATTCTCTATTCTTAACAACGAGCTCATCCATTTGATCAACCAGACCAGGGCTTATCTCATCTAACTGATCAGCATATTTTGCTATGACAGACATTTTAGGAGTATCGCCTCCAAAATCAAGTAGTATATCATTTTGGTCTGCTGCACTCATTCCTCGTTGATTAGCTAATCGTCCTATTTTATTTTTTGCTTCAGCATATAAACCTTGCAAACTTCGTTCATTTTTTGTTTTTTCTCTTGTGAGTTGTCTAACATTAATTTTTGTTTCAGGTCCTGCAACTTTAGGCGGTACAAAACCAAAACGGTCCGTGAGTCGCGTCCAACCGACAATGTACGTATCGTCCTCATTCGGTATGCCAAAACCATGACGTTGTATATTCTCACCACCAAACATCGACTGCGGATATTCGCCCGTGTCACCAGGTAATTTATCTCTATTGAGATACAAAACTCTTTCGCGTTGCGTTCCGTCTATAAAACCAGGTTCCGTGTATCCTGTATACCGTGTAGCAACATCGCCGTTTGGATTAATAATCTTGGACCCCATACCTGTTCCGTGTACTCGCAGACCGCTGATCGGTGCTGATCTTATTTGTGATAAAATTTCTTGCTTCGTAATAGGAACACCTTCATCATATAATTTTAATAAAGACGGTATTCTGTAATCTTCGACCTCGGATTTTTTGATTCTGTTCTTGTTCATAAAATCGAGGACCGCTTGTTTGTTTGGAAACTCATCAGGAGCGTTAACCAAAGCACGTTCAATGTCTGAATAGAATACAGACGTCATTGGCTGATTTGTTAATGGTGTCATAGCAACTTGACTCTCAGGTGTCACTGCCTCTCCTGGCGTTGGATCAAATATATCTTCCTCTGCCCTTTTTACTTTTTCTGTTTCTAAACTCTCTTTTTGTTTCTTTGATGGGTTTGTTAATTTGTCTTTTGGTGTTGGTATTGGTGCCACTTCATTAACAGGCGCTTTACCAAATAGTTTGAAGAATGGTAGTTTTAAACTTGCCACTTCAAATGATCCTTCGGGAAGGTCATCTTGAAATATATCCAAATCTTCTTGTTCTACCATACCGCCGTAACTTAAAGATAAAGGAGCTCCTTTTATTTCTAGACCCGCATTTTCTAATAATCTTATAGCACTTAAAACATTTTCAATCATCTCATTTGTAATACCATGTTCTTTTTGCAAACGTTTACCCGCCTCTCCCATGTAAGGGCCAACTAACGATTGTAATTTTTCTTGAAGTGATAATTGTTTTCCAAAAACTCTTCCGTTGATTTCAAATTCTGTTCCCAAATCTGTAGCGTCTATATCTATTTGTTCTAAAAGTTTTTCATCATTTTGTCTCATTGCTATTCTAGCTTTTCTTTCCATCGCTGGCTGTATTGTTTGATTAATAACACTAAGGTCTAAATTATAACTTACTGGAAGTTCACTAGCTCCCTCTAATCCTTCTGGTAAAGTCTTTCCTATTTGTGATCCCATATAACGATGAGCTATTTGCACACTTCTTTTTGCCTCTTTTACTCTTTCAACAGGAGTTCTTTTTCTAACAACATTACCAACTCTGTCTAATTTATTCTCTGGTGCTATAAAAACTCTATCGAGAAAAGGTTTGATATTAAGAGTTTCTCTTGAAAGCGGTAAATTTTTTGATGGAGATAACGCTTCTCTTATCATGTCAATTTTTTCAAACTCTTTATAGTTGTTATAAAAAATAGAATCTTTGTTTTTTAAATCTATAAACTCTTGTGATTTAGTATTTAAAAAATCATCAAATAATTTTACACTTCTAGCACCTGGTGAAGACTCACGAATAAAATCAAAAAATCTTTTTAGTTGTATGTCGTTAACACCATATAATTCTTTATTAGAAATAACATCTTTATAACGATCGTCTTTTGCTATGTGTGATTTAAATAATTTAGAAACAGTTGTTCTTGTTTTTGCACCTGATTTTCTAAAAGGCGATTCCTCTCTATTTATTTGCGGGAAATCTTTTATTTGTTGATTAACAGGTTTTCCTAAGTTGTATCTTTTTATCCTAGCAGTTAATCGTTGTCTAATAACTGAGTATGGATACAAAAGTTCATCCTCTAACCCTTCTGCTTTTCTAAATGCTTTTTCAAAAGAAGTTGTTTTTGTCAAATCATCTGCTTGAGCAAATTCAGTTTTAGGTAAAATTTTATTAAATTCAAATTCAATAGGAACTAATTTTGTAGCAATATCTCTATCTGCATCTTTCTTTTTAGCATCCCCTGTAAGATCCATTAATTTCTTTTTATCTTTAACACCAGTAACGGTGGGTATTTTTGGTTCCCCTTGAATATTATTATAAAAATATTTTTTAGGTTCTTTTACCATAGCTGAATGCAGCTCTTCCGTTGTCATAGTTTTATAATTTTGTTTTAAAAACTGTTCAGCCTTTGGCTTATAGACTGATTGATATGATACTCCTTCAGGGAAAGTTTTACTATACTCCCCTCTTTGAGCGTATGGAATATATCCTTTTTCTGTTTTTATTACTTTAGGTTCAGTTTTTGTTTGTACTTCTTTTAAAGGTTTTGTTTGTAGTAAGGACTCATCAAAATCTTTTATCTTTATACCAGGTACAACCTCTGCATCTTTTAGTGTAGGTGCAACAGATTTTTTCTGTTTGGGTCCTTTGGCATAACGTAGATTTAAATCTGCTTCAGGATTGTTAATAGCATTTTGTAAGAAAGACGGATTGTTTGTAACAGCTACGTTAATATCTTTTATTGGTACGTCAGGATTTTGTGCAATGATATTATCTACCGCTTGTTTTGTTTTGACAGGACCTGCATTTTTTATAAAACCAAATTTTATTGGTAATAATTCCGCTGCACTTAAAAGCCCTCCTGCAACATCTAAACCAGTAATAGGTTCTCCTACTTGTGCTTTCGCGGCCATTTGTGCAAATGGTTCAGCAATCATTTCTCCGTAACCAAGAACTCCTCTTGAAATTAAAGCTAACGGCCCCACAACGCCGTAAAGTAAATCATACGGGTTGTTGTCAGGGTCAGCATTTTGCATATTTTTTAATATTGTTTCATCCAAATACTGTCCCGCATCTTGTGAATAATCAAGAATAGGAGTTGCTAAACGAGCGATTGTTTGTGTTAGAGGTGAGTATTCATCATCTGATACTTCTGTTCTTCCTAAATAATCTATAAATTGAGAGGCAGGTGTTGCCACATAATCCTGAATAAATTGTTCTTGTGCTATTTGAGCTTCTGTTTTTGGTCTGTCTTTGTAAAAATCTAAAGTGCCGTGCCTAGATAATTTTCTTTGCTCAAGTTTTGATAACTCTTCAGGTTCTTGAAAAATATCTAAATCTAAATCTACTGGTCCTTGTACCATTAATAATATTCCCTTGGTTCAATGTACCGTGGTTCATCCACGTAATCTGACTCCAGTTGGATAAAGTTACCCTGCCTGAATCGCAACAAAGCTTGTGTTGTTGAATCGACTAAATCGTCATGATCACCATAAGGGAAAGCAGCACATTCTTCAATAACTTCTTCTGCCCAGCGGTCGTCGGTACACCACACTTGGCCCGCTTCAAAAATAGGAGCCACGGAGTTTACACGTACATGCTTATCATTGCCCTTACTAGGCGTATAAGTTACTACAGGAATTCCTACTTGACGTAGCTCCTGTGTTAAGGGCATACCAGATGCTTTCGCTTCTATCAAGATTGTTTCAGGTTCCCAGTATTTATATTCTTCTAACGCTATCTCTTTTAAATCAGGAAAGTCCCAACGTCCCTTTCTCATTGCTAAAAGTATAATGTGCGGTGGGCCGTGTTCCACGGGTTTAAATACACCCCACGTGGTGATCGCACTAAAGTCCGCTGTCTCTCTTTTACTGAACGCTGTGTCATAACTTTGTATCACATGCATGAGCTGTGGTATGTTATCTTTTGGCCACACTTTCCACCACTCACGTTTGATAATAGATCCTTCTTCAGATGTTGGTGCTTGTTGCCATTGTGCTTGCCACTTCTGTTCTGACAAAGATGCCTTGACTCCTTGTAATTCCTCAATTTTCCAAAACTGTGGCCATAACGGTTTATCGTTCAAGACGGCTGGAAACTCGACCACCTCCCACTGATCGGCGTGTTCGTTTGTTTGTTGTGCTAATAATTTTCCTGTAAGATCCTTTGTGGACCAACGAGTCATAACTATAACAATAGCACCACCAGGTTGTAGACGCTGTCGGGGTCCAGAGGTGTACCATTCGTAGGCGTTGTCCATGGCTGTTTGTGAGAGAGCGTCTTGCTCGGAGTGCGGATCATCAATAATAAGGAGGTCAGCACCACGCCCAGTAATAGCACCACCCACACCAGCAGCAAAATACTCTCCGCCAGCGTTAGTTGTAAAACGCCCCGCTGCCTTAGAGTCTTGTGATAAGCTAACAGTCGGGAAAACATCTTTGAAATCTTGTTGATCAAATAGGTTCCTCACTTTCCTACCAAAGTTATACGACAATTCTGCCGTGTGTGTAGTCTGTATTATCTTTAATTTAGGCTTTTGTCCAAGCATCCATGCAGGAAATAAATTTGATGCAAACTCTGACTTTGTATGTCTAGGCGGCATATTAACAATCAATCGTTTTATCTTTCCACGTGAAATGTCTTCAAATTTTTGTGCAATAATTTTGTGATGTGAACCTGCAACAAAGTCTGGCCAAACTTTTTTTACAAAAGTTAGGAAGGTGGAACGGGACTCCTCAGCCAATTTTATTTGCATTTTTCTTAATTCATATTTTAAAACGTCCGTCGGTATTTTGTCTGAAATCATAAAAAAGTTATATCATACTTTCTGTTTGTGTAAAACTTAGCCTTTAGTCTACTCTGCTACGCACACCCCCAATTTGGGTGGGGTGGGGGCAAGCAAAACGCTAAATGTTGTATGTGAATTAATCTAAGTACCTAGATGTTGTGGGTGAGTGTATCACCTTAGAAGCTCAGGCTGCCTGGAGATGCTGCTGCGAAGCTGGGATGCCTGGTGATAAGACGTAAAAAAAGAGGGCGAATTACTCGCCCCCTCGCCGATCCTATAGGAATATAGTTATCTCGGTAGTTTTTCTCTTAGCTTAGACATAACACGCTGACCCCATTCACTAACGTATCGTGGTGCGTTAGGGTCTAGTATTATGCTTTCAACTTCAGACTCTAAAACTTTATATAAAGCTTTCCAATTAATATTATCCACATGGCTTTGTTCAGTAATAGGTTGATCTTCAACTGCTTGAACTCCAAAGGCATTATTAACTGCTGATAATTGTCTTGATAAGTAGTCATCATTATTCGGCATTTTGATTTCTCCTTCCTATCTATCTCATTACTCCCATTTAATCTTATAGTCAAATTCTTTTTTACTTTTCTTTTCCACAGGACTTGAAAGAGCGGAAGTTACTGCCGTAGCAACTTCTGTATATACTATACCTGTACTGGTAGTAAGAAATGGAAATGGAAATGGAAATGGGGCGACCGAAGTCGCCCCAAACTACTTAGGCATTATTGGAACTAAGCAGAAATTCTGAAATCAGCTACTTCATCAATCGTTGCTTTTTTGTTTTTTGATACTGTTGTTTCCGATAAAGGCATAGCTTGTATTTGTTTATATTGCGTTGGTACTTTGCATTGATGATACGCAATCTCGCCAAGTTTTTCCTTGACCAACTGCGAGTCAATTTTAGCACCCAATTTTTGTGTGACATGTAAAGAGTAATCCCTTCCATGCAATAGGTTTGCATTCTCACTCATAGACAAGTCTATCATCAGTTGTCTATTGACTTTAATAAAGTCTGCTAGAACTTTCTGCATTGTTAACGCTCGACCATAAGCGTCAACGATAGCTTGTTTATTTCTTTTACTTACACTAGCTGGGCTTTGTTGAGCCTTTTCTAGCACTTCTAATATATTAACAGCTTTTGACATTTTATTTTCCTTTCGTCTTTCTAGTTAATTATCCCTTTATATCCCATCTTATTACATTTGTCAAATCTTTTTTTATTTTTTTCCACACGAACTTCCTGAGCTGGGACACGTCCCGTGCTTCTGTATTACACTGTCGTTACCTGACGGTAATCAATGGAAATGGAGATGGAAAGCTTCAACCTAAAAAGGACTTCCATGCCAGGTAGATTCCGAGTATCACCACTGCTGCTGCAGGGTGATGGGTGGCAGCTAATAATGCAATGATAAGAATCATGAGCAATGCACCATCTCCTGCATCTGTGTCCAGGCCTCAGCGTCCTGCTGCACCAGCACATGTGCTCCGTCGTACCAGTCCAGGTACCAGTATTCCAGGCGATGTAGTTCGCGGTTCTCGTTCACATAGCCGCGCAGCTCGTCGCTGGGCCCGCCCCAGCTGAACTGCCATCTCCAAAACCCTTCGGGTTGGTCGGTGAATGTATGCGGTTCAACGTAATCGAATCCGAGCCCTTCAAACTCAGGATCCTTGAGATCCTCTGCCCTGTTGGTCCATCTGTCTTCTACTAAATCAATGCATGCCTGTTCTTTCATCTTGTTCCTTTCTAATGTGTGGCCGTTTGCAAAACTTCTAAACGGATTCGGTAGCCACATGTATGTATATAGTCCCACTTTATTAGATAGTCAAGTACTTTCATCCCAGAGATGTAAAAAAAATTACCTAGCTTCATCCAACCACAGTTCCTTCAGCTGGGTGTGCTCCTGTGCTGCAGACAGTATGTACCTGTCGCTGGTTTGCCTCGAACAATGGAAATGGAGAATGGAGAGCTTCCCTGGTACGGCAGGTTACGCTGCAGGCGACCCAGGATCCGTGATGCGTGTAGAAAGGTTAGGTTTCCGCCAATGGACTGGCGTGGCATCTCAGCCAGGGCTGCGGGACCAGCTGCAGAAGCCGTATTACTATACCTCTGGGGTTGGGGCTGGCAATGGAAATGGAGAATGGAGGAGATGTTCGTGGATCGCTGCCCACGCATCTCCTGGTGCGGGGAGCTCAACCCTGTATTGAGGTTGTGTTTGGGGGCTGATTGACAATGGAGAATGGAGAACGGAACAAGGAAAGATATACAGTGCCCTCTCTTTGAGGTGCTGAAGCATAATAAAAGATCTTCCGCCATGTAAAGTATGCTTAATATTCCACACTTTTTGAAAGGGGCTAATATTTATCTTATTACTTGATGTTACTTTCAACTCGACAAAAATGTTGATCCCAGCAGAGATGCCGTGCAAGTCTGGTACACCTTGATTCACCCACGACTCAAACCGAGTCCAATGGATATTGGGCAAGTTCTTGCGTACCATTTGCCATAGTTTTGATTCTGGTTTCACTAAAAAAACATAAAGTAAATCAAAGCACCTGCAATCAACGTCAACTTAAAATTAAAGAAAACCAATAACAATATAATTAAAAGTGCATAGCCAATTATGGACATTTTTTCATCAACTCTATCATTTGATTATAATACAACAACCTAAACTCAAAGTCCTCAGCAGTCAGCGCTGCACGCCTCAAGTTCTCTACTCTACGCCAAAACAAATCGTCGGTCATAGGTAATGCATGATACTCATATAAATCTGGTCTAACTATTACTAACATACTTTCTCCTTTTCTAGTAGCGAGGGGCACCCTATTGTCTATTCCCTCCGTTCTGTTTCTTATGTTGGGAGAGCTACTAAAACCTATATAATCCCATTATATTTTATAGTCAAGCTTTATTTTCTAATTCTTTTACTTCCTCAAATGTAGTTTCAATACTGTACTGTTCTTTCAAATCTTGTAACTTCTTTTCAACCTCTTCTCTAGACATGGAATCAATCGTGCCTGTGAGTATCTCTTTCTTATCAACATACAACCCAGCAATCTGTCCACGCCTGGTTTCTGCAGCTACGGCAGCGTTGTAATTACCAGCAGACGACGCAGCATCTCTGATTCGTGCCAATGTAGCCAACGATCTATCCTGACTACACTTGTACCGATCTAACACAGCTCGTCGTTCCATCTCAATTGCTTTTGCAGTAAGCGGTGATTTTTCAGGGTGTTGTAGCTCAGAAGCTCTCACCCGAGCTGAACCAGGTGCATACCCAGCATCAATAGCACATTGTGTAGCTGTTTTGAGTCCTTCAGAATGGACAAGGAACAATACAAACCTTCTTTGTTTTTCTGATAGTTTTCTATCAAACAATGCGTCAGAGAACGCTTCAGGTACTATCAGTTCTTTACTATCTTCCATAATGCATCAATCTTATAGATGTTTTTGTTAAAACAATATATTTTATATAAAAATCTCATGAAATGCGAGTTTTTTTCGTAAAATATAGATATTTTGTAACTTCTAAATATTTGTAAGTTACACAAAGTTACAAGAAAAGCTAAGTATTCTGGTACTTGTAACCTTGTTACCTTGTAACTTGTACTTTACAAAAAAATAATTAAAAAAATATTTTGAGTAAAAACATCTATTAGAAACGCTGTTTATGAAAACATCTTTGGATCGTCTCGTACCAATCTTAATGCTTTATCCAATGCCTCACGACCATCAGTCATGATGACTTCCCACTCTTCAGCAGTGTATACTCTATCGTGCTTTGGATTATAAAATTTTATGGAGACGTCTCCACAGTGTCTACATTTATAGACTTTTCTTACTGGGCTTTCTGGTAGTTTTGTGTACATACCGTTTTATCCTTTGTAATGGAAATAATACCACATTATCGGGTAGATTTTCTCTAAAATATATCGAGTCCATGACTTCCATGGATTGAATTCTTTCATACTGGTTGGTCCGTGAGGCGAGGATCGCGTCCAATAAATCTCGTTGCTTTAATATCTCTTGATCGCTCATTTTCCTAAT